ATGTAAATGATCTCATCGCCTGCGACGTCAGAAACCTTTTTTGCTTCCTGCTCGGCAGTGTCAGCAATGATGCCCGTGGTGCCGATTGCGGAAGTCTTACGAGTACGAGTAGTGCGAGCCATATAAAACCTATTCGTGAAAAGTGTTTGGGCAGGGCAGGGAGTTACCCCGCCCCGCCGTGGAGATAAAAGCCGTACGTGACGGCCCAAGGGGCATCAAATGCCCGTCATCGTGCAGACCATGGACGGGCGGCGGATCACGCAACCCCACGTGCCGGCCGTAGCCTTCTGCGTGAAGCTGGATTCATGCGCGATCAGGCGACCAAGACCGAAGGCACGAGAGAAGGCGGAGAAGCCCGTTTCGTCGCCGTACACTTCCTTGACCGTCATGTAGAGCATTTCACCGGCAGCCGTGGAGAGCTCAGGAAGCTGAACAATCTGGATGTTCGGATAGTTTTCCTGAAGCATGACCTTGGCCGTCTTGCCGAACTGGTTGGGCTGAGTCAGATAGCCGATCATCTTGTTGGAGATGCCCAGCACGATCGGAGCGTTCACGTCAAGATGACCGCCGTTATTGGCCGTCAGTTCCTGCCACAGCTTGTTCACGTCATTGAAAACGAGCGTGGCCGCGTTGTTCGGGTCGGCCGCGATCTTTTCAGCCCACGTGGACTTGCTGCCGACGGAAATCGGAGAGATCGACTCGGGGATGTTCGGATCGTTGAGCATGCCGTAGATTTCCATGCCCGCAACGCCGTAGAGCTGGAACTTGTTTTCAGCTCGGGCAATGATCTGCGCGGCCGCGTTCTGCTTGCGAGCAGGGAGGTTGACATTCGCCTCGGCGAGCTTCGCCGTTTCGAGATCGCCGTACTTAATCGTCGTCTGATAACGGAAGTTCTGGCGAACCGGGAAGTTGTAGTTGACATCAGTGCTCGTGCCGTTCGCGAAGTCGTTGTACGGCGAGACCTGACCGGCCACTTCTTCCACGCTGAAGGTCGCGTAGTCCTGCGTAAAGGAGCCAACGAGCGTCTTGTCAAAGAACTTCGTGGCATTCGTGACACCGAAGAGCACATCAATGATGCGCGGGTCGACGTACGTGTAGAGAGCCGCAGGCGCGCCGACGTTCGGCTGCGTGGAAAGCGCGGCATCCTGTGCGAGCTGGTCGCGGTTGATGTTCTTGAGGACGATGCGACCGTCCTTTTCATCGAACGGCATAAAGCCGACGGCGTACGGAGCCTCGATGCCGCGCGCCTTGGCATTCAGAAAGTTTTGATCCATATGAATTTTCATGGCCTTTGCTCATCACAAAGGCCACTCCTCCAAATAGTTTGTTTAGGGAAGCGTTGCAAGCGCGGTGCCGATAGAGCACGTTCCACCACTCGCCGCCGTGACCGCGTAAAGCTTTTTCGTCGTAGCGTCCAGCACGATGTCGCCGACGGCGTAGGGAAGTTGCGCGTTGGTAGGCGTGAGCGCCGTTGCGGCAATGCCCGTCTGGCTATCAGCGAGAGCGGTTGCAGAGACACGGAAGCAAGAGCCATTCTTGCCCGCCGCCCCAGCCGCGCCTCGTTCGCCTTGGTCGCCCTTGGCGCCTGCAGCCCCCGTTTCGCCTTTAGCCCCAGTCGCACCCGCGACACCCTGAGCACCCGTTGCGCCTTTGAGCCCCGTGAAAGCGAAGGTAAACGTCGGCGCGGTCGTCGTGCCGCCCTTGCTTACCGTGACCTTGGGCGTGCCGACGGTGGCGTCAACAGTGGCCGTAGCGGTAATCGTAGGCGTAGCGCCCGTTTCACCCTTAGCGCCCTGTGCACCAGTGTCGCCCTTGGCACCCTGAGCACCGGCGGCACCCTGCGCGCCCGTCTGACCGCGAGGGATGCCGAGCTTCAGAACGCCACCCTCGATGACAGCAGTTGCAGGAGCCCCGGCGGCGAGCGTCGTTGCCTGCGCAGACTGAATGTCAACGCTGGCAGCGGCCTGCAGTCCCGTCTCGACCTTGTTTAGCTTCTCGGCGGTGATGATGTCGCCGCGTTTCCACAACGTAGGAGAGTAAGCCATAAGCCCAACCTCCTTAGCCCGCGGAGGCCTCGTCAACCTTTGCAGAGTCAGCGAGAGCGGCGGCCATTGCGCCGGTCGCAACCGTAACGCCAAAGTTCTGATAAATCACGACATCATCCTTGGCGGCGCTCTTGACGCCGCGGGGGAAAATCACTCGCCAACCCGTGTCGTTCGTAGCGCCGGCGGCACCATACGTAATGGCACCCGTGGCCGGATCGCACAGGACGGACTGGCCTTCCGTAACCGCGCCCGTAGCGACAGCATAGAACTGGCCGCGAATGGCGATCGGCGGGCAGGCGCCCTGCGGATAGACCTGCGATGCGTCAGCAGTGAGCGTCGGAATCGTAGCGATGACGTCACGTTCGACAAAACCGACGGGCTTGGCACCGGACGTGCCCTTGAGGGAGACGATGTTCGTTTCACCCGTAACGTTGCCCTTGAGCGCCGTAGCAAAGCAGAAAGTACCTGCCTGAACGGTGCCGTCGGAGACGTAGTTGAAGGCCGTGTAAACGGCCTGCTTCGGATTCACTTCCTGACCGGCAATGCCGACGGCAGGATCAGTCTTAACAACTGCCTGAAAACCCATGATTAATACCCCTTCTTGATTTGAGAAAGCTTAGTGGAGAGAATGGAGTCGGCCTTGCCCGTCTTGAGCTGGGCGTCCTGAGCGAGCGAGCGCTTGGCAGAGACCTTCTTGCCGGCCATGAAGGCGAGATAAGCGGTGCGGGCGGCTTCGGGACGAACGCCCTTGATGCTCACACCCTCCTGCTCCAGCGCGGCCAAATAGACGCTTTCGGCAGAGTCGTAGGCATTGAAGCGGACGCGACCGAGCGTCTGAGCGCACTCATCCATTGCCGTAAAGCGTCGAGCGATGCGGCGTTCGACACGCTTAAGCGCGGCGTCCTGCCCCAGTGCGCGTTCTTCGCCTTCGGATTCATGCTCACGATCGAGCTTTTCAGGCTCGGTCTTTTCCTTTCGTTCGCCATAGCGCACACCCTCGGCAAACGCCTTCTGGAACTCTTCTGGCTCCTCGTCGTAGCCGCAGGCCTTCAGGCCGTCCTGGATGAGCTGAGCGCACTCGTCCTCATCTTCGGCAGGCTTTTCGACCTCTTCACCGATGTTGATGTCCTCATCTTCGGCCTCGGCTTCGGCATAGGCGAGCCCCTTGAGCGCATCGGCAAAGCCTTCGGCATCCTCAGGCTTCATGCCCTTGGAAACCATTTCGGCGATGATTCGCTTGATGGCTGCGTCCTTGTCCTCGTCAGCGGCTTGCGCCTCTTCAGCGGACTTGTCGACCACATTCCCCTCCTCGTCCTGCTCATGCAGGTCTTTGATTCCATTGGCGGCAGCGGCGATTGCGTCAGCAAGTGCCACCTCCTTCTTCTCGACGGCAGGATCGCCGTCAGCTGCGGCTACGGGAGCCGCGTTCTTTTCCGTCACGTCCATAGGTTGAGCCTCTCTTAAGTGACTGTCTTGCACCAACACATCGCGCCCCGCGCGGCCCTGCTCCACCAGCGCAACATGGTTGGCGGTAATGTCACGCATAACGAAGTCATAGTCTTCGCCGTCCGGCGTCTTGCCAGGGATGAAGTCAGGGGTATATCTGTACGAAAGAGACAACTCACGCATCGACCCATCGACGATGCGCTTGATTGCATCCTCAACAGTGAAGTGCAGCGAGTTGTCTAGGTATGGCGCTCTAAATGCGCCGTCTGTCCCAGTGGAGCCGACGCGCGTTTTGATCTGCGGCGCGTCTGCGTAGTCTGGATGATGGTTGAGCTGAATCGGGATGCCGTTCGTGCTCTCGATTGTCTCGGGCTTGCTCAGCTCCTCTGGCGGGCAGTATCCGCGATAGATCTTCTGCGGATCGAGCCTCAGACGCTCCCAGTCAGGTACCTCATGCCCGTAGTACGGTCGCACCTGCGCTTTGGTCAAGTGCGAGACGGTGACATGGAGGTTCCCGTTCTTGTCATACCTCCTCACGCTCTCGGCATCTAGGGCAAGTAAATAGCGGTCGTTGTTCATTTCAATATGTCCGATATATCTAGACGGAAAATGCATCGGCAAAACGGCAACAACCCGGGCGTTACGTTCTGGCCTACAGCCGGGTCGTAAAGCCCCTCGGAAAGGTCGAAGCGTTTGCCGTCCATTGCGATATGCGTCTCGCGTGATGAATACCGCCCCGGGACGTGAACCCATACCGCGTGCTTGATGCCCAATGCCTCGGCGTTGCCGCGTTGGATGCCCTGACTGACTTTGATCGACTGATCAAGCGCAACTCGCTTGGCACGGGCCTCCGTGAAGCCCCTAGAGGCTTTCAGCACGCTTTCGATCTCTCCCAGACTCTGCCCCTCGTAGAGGCCGCGTGTAATCGTCTCTCGCACTCTGGCGAGGTCATCCGCCTGCATTTTGGTGATGAGCCCCGTCATGCCGTCCACAAGCCCCGGCAACGCTTTTGCTGTGCTCGGCGCCATGTATCGATTCTTGACGATAGGGATCGTCCATTTTTCTTTGAGCAGAGTAGGAGTGATGCCCGCGCGTATCAGCGCACGCCGCTGGCTCGCTGTCACGTTTTGCGCCATTGCGCGGACAAACCATCCCGAGACGAGCTTTGCGCTTTCTCCCGCGTGAATCATCCACCGCGCCATTTTCTCGGTGAGACTCAGGTCAAGCTTTCGAGCGGCATCGGCGGGATTAGACGCTTTGAAAGCGCGTATCGCCTCATCTATGATCTTTTTCTCTTTGCGTCCCCACAGTGCGGCGTCCTGCGCAACCGTCTCGACAGGCTGCGTGAAGCAGCCCGAATCGATCAGGTTGCGCAGGAGCTCGGCCGTTGCCTCGCGCGTCTGTTTCTCAATGAGAGCAATCAGCCGCTTTTGCAAGGCCGCCTTGAGCCCGGCATTCGGCTCGATCGCGGGGATCGTCTTGATGCGTTTAGCCATTCAAGCCACCTAGGGACTGAAGCAGTTGCCGCGATTCGTCGGGCGGGTTCGATGCTGGAGCAGGCTCTGCCACTGCGGTCGTTGCCTGCTGAAGCGCGCCAAGCAAGCCCTCGATATCCTCAGGCTCCCCTTCGGGCACCTCGTCACTCAAAAAGCCCAAGTGCATCGCCGGCTCTTTCTTGACCGCTTCGCGCATTTCCTCTGCGCTGATTGCCTGAACTTGTGCAAGCGTTGCAAGAGCGCCTGCGCGCGTCTGAGCGGTCATGGCCGCGCTGGCTTCATCTTCCTTGCTCAATTCGTTGAAGTCGAAGGAGATATTCGAATTGATGCTCCCCATTTCGACTAGTTCAATTGCCTCTAAGCAAGTGTTAATTGCTTCGCGACGCAGCTCTTGCTTGGAACGAATGTAATCGTAGTAGTTACGAATATCGCTTTCGCCCGTTGCGTTGAAGCCGCTAGGACTGATGCCCAAGAGCTTCACGGCAGGCGTGCGGTTGATCGACGCAATCATCTCGAGCGACTGGCGCACGACGTCCGTACAGCCCGCGATTGACGTCTGCACGTTCATCACACTTTCGCCTTCCTTGTCGCAGACGAACACGGCGTTGTTATCGCGATAGCGCTGAAGCGCCTTCATACGGATGTCGAACAACCGCACCCCGTTAGGCGAGTTGAAGATGTCATCCGTGCTCGTCTGGAAAACGAGAAGCGAGACCTTGCGCACCAAGTCGGCCGTATAGACCCGGCACTGATTCCAGTGCATCACGT